AGAAGGTTCTAAAGGAGCATTACACGGCTTAACCAGGTTTAGTATGGAGGACGCTCCTGCGAACAGCTTTTTTTTAGAATACTTATCAAGACCACCTACGGCAGAAATATTCTTTGAAGATGTTTTAATGGCATTAGTGTTTTACGGCATGCCAATACTTGCAGAGAACAATAAACCAAGGTTGTTATACTATTTAAGGCGTAGAGGTTACAGGGGTTTTAGCATGAATCGCCCAGACAAAGTTTGGAATAAATTATCTACAGCAGAAAAAGAAGTTGGTGGTATACCAAACTCAAGTGAAGACATAAAACAGGCTCACGCCGCCGCTATTGAGATGTATATTAATGATCACGTTGGTATGAAAAAAGATGGTTCATTTGGTAGTTTATATTTTAACGAGTTACTAAACGACTGGAGTAAATTTGATATAAATAAAAGAACAAAGCATGATGCGTCTATAAGCTCTGGTTTAGCTATAATGGCAAACAATAGACATTTGTACGCGCCAAACTCTAAGATTGAAAAACCAAAAATAAATTTAAACATTTCCAGATATAATAACGCTGGAGTTAATTCACAAATAATAAAATAATATGGCATATAACAGTAAAAGTTATTTTCCTAGTCAAACAGTAAGCGACGCTGAAAAGCTTAGTTATGACTATGGTTTAAAAGTTGCTAAAGCTATAGAGCACGAGTGGTTCAATGAAGATAGAAATTATAATAGATATAAAAATAATCAAAACAATTTTCATAATTTAAGATTATATGCTAGAGGAGAACAGTCGATACAAAAATATAAAGATGAATTATCTATAAATGGTGATTTATCTTATTTAAATTTAGACTGGACACCTGTACCTATTATATCTAAGTTTGTAGATATAGTTGTTAATGGTATTTCAGAAAGAACATATGACATTAGGGCTTATTCTCAAGATGCTTATGGAGTAGAAAAACGTACTGAGTATATGGAGTCTATTATAAGAGATATGGAGTCAAGGCAATTTAACGACGCTGCGATGGAAGCTTTTAATATGGATCTTTATGAAAACAAAAAAGAAGATCTTCCAGAGACTAAAGAAGAACTAGAGCTACATATGCAGTTAACATATAAGCAAGCTGTAGAGATAGCAGAAGAACAAGCTTTAAATGTTTTAATGGAAGGTAATAATTACGAACTTACTAAAAAACGTTTTTATTACGATTTAACAGTGCTTGGTATTGGCGCTGTAAAAACTAGTTTCAATACTTCTGAAGGTGTTACCGTTGATTATGTTGATCCTGCTGATCTTGTTTATTCTTACACAGACTCTCCTTATTTTGATGATATATATTATGTTGGTGAAGTTAAATCTATACCTGTAAACGAGTTAGCTAAACAGTTTCCCCATTTAACAGAGTCAGAGCTTGAAGATATAATGCAAAATAAATCTTATAACAGATCTAACTATAATTCTAGACATAACTACGATAAAGAAGACAATAATACTATTCAGGTTTTATATTTTAATTATAAAACTTATATGAACGAAGTATACAAAATAAAGGAAACTGGCACTGGCGCAGATAAAATAATACCTAAAGACGATACGTTTAATCCACCTGAAAATAAAGAAGGTGGTTATTCAAGGTTATTAAGGTCTATAGAAGTTCTTTACGACGGTGCTATGATACTTGGTACTAAAAAATTACTTAGATGGGAAATGGCGTCTAATATGTTAAGACCAAAAAGTGATTTTACAAAAGTAAAAATGAATTATGCTATCGTAGCTCCTAGAATGTATAACGGTAAAATTGATTCGCTGGTAAAACGTGTAACCGGTTTTGCAGACATGATACAACTTACACACTTGAAACTACAACAAGTAATGTCACGCATGGTACCAGATGGCGTTTATTTAGATGCTGATGGTTTAGCTGAAGTTGATTTAGGCAATGGCACTAATTATAATCCACAAGAAGCTTTAAACATGTTCTTCCAAACTGGTAGTGTTATAGGTAGATCATTCACGCAAGATGGCGATATGAATCCAGGTAAAGTACCTATTAGAGAAATAACATCAGGTAGTGGTGGTAATAAAATGCAGGCTCTTATTAATAATTATAATTATTATCTTCAAATGATACGTGATGTAACCGGGCTTAACGAAGCTAGAGACGGTAGTATGCCAGACAAAAACGCTTTAGTTGGAGTGCAAAAATTAGCAGCAGCTAATTCAAATACAGCAACTAGACATATATTACAGTCAGGTTTATTTTTAACAGCTGAAGTAGCAGAGTGTTTATCACTTAGAATATCTGATATTATAGAGTACTCTCCAACAAGAGATGCTTTTATACAGGCTATTGGTGTTCATAATGTAGCTACACTAGAAGAGATGTCTAGTTTACATCTTTATGATTTTGGTATATTTATAGATTTATTACCAGATGAAGAAGAAAAAGCTAGACTTGAAAACAATATTCAAATGGCTATTCAGCAGCAAACTATAGATTTAGAAGATGCTATTGATCTTAGAGAAATAAGAAATGTAAAGTCTGCAAATCAAGTTTTAAAAATACGTAGAAAAAAGAAGCTACAAAGAGATCAAGCCGTACAACAGCAAAACATGCAGCAGCAAGCACAGCTTAACCAACAATCAGCACAAGCGGCTGCTGAAGCTGAAGTTCAAAAAAATCAAGCAATGATAGAAAGTCAAGTGCAATTAGAAACTATTAAGGCTCAGCTAGAAGCACAAAAAATGACACAAGAAGTTGAAATGAAAAAAGAACTAATGCAAGTTGAATTTGAGTACAACATGCAGTTAAAGAATATGGAAACTGATGTTATTAAAAGCAAGGAAAAAGAAAAAGAAGATCGTAAAGACGAAAGAACTAGAATTCAAGCCTCTCAACAAAGTGAACTTATAGATCAAAGAAATAATAAAAAACCACCTAAAAACTTTGAGTCATCAGGTAATGATATACTAGGTGGTGGTTTTGATTTAGGGGCTTTTAATCCTAGATAAATTTATTAATTATTATTATATTATATTATGGAAGAAAACAAAGAAAACGTAGTTGAAGAAACTACACAAGAAACAACTGAACAAGTTGAAGAAACTAAAAAACCAAATATTAATGAAGACGGCGATTATGTTGTTGATTTAAGTAAACCAATAGAAAATGAAACTAAAGAAGATAACGCTGACGACAGCGGAGTGGTTACAGAGCCTGAAAATGCCGAGTCCACACAAGAACAAGAAAAAGTACAACCGGAAGCAGAAACACAAGAAGCTCCAGTATTAGAAGAAATTACTGAAGAAGAGCAAGAACCTGTAGAAACTACAGTTGAAGAAGTAGAAGAAGCTGTAGCTGAGGCCGAAGCAACCGGTAAGCCAATACCAGAAAATATTCAAAAGTTAATAGACTTTATGGAAGAGACTGGTGGTGATTTAAATGATTATGTTAGGCTTAATCAAGACTACAGTAAATTAGATAATCAAGATTTACTATATGAGTATTACAAGCAAACAAAACCTCATTTAAATGCAGAAGAAATTAATTTTCTTATGGAAGATCAGTTTTCTTATGACGAAGAAGAAGACGACGCAAAGGAAATACGAAGAAAAAAATTAGCGTTAAAAGAGCAAGTTGCCAACGCTAAAAGCCACCTGGACGGGCAAAAGTCCAAATACTATGAAGAAATCAAAGCTGGTTCAAGGCTTACGCCTGAACAACAAAAAGCTTGGGATTTCTTTAATAGATACAACAAGGAGTCAGAAGAAACTCAAAAAACAGTTAAAAAGAACTCTGATATTTTTACACAAAAAACTAATGAAGTTTTTAACGACAAGTTCAAAGGTTTTGAATACAACGTCGGTGATAAAAGATATAGGTTCAACGTAAACAATGCTGATGAGATTAAAACAACTCAAAGTGATTTAAATAATTTTACCAAAAAGTTTTTGGACAAAAAAAATGCTTTAAAAGATGCTATGGGTTATCACAAATCTTTATATACAGCAATGAATGCTGATGCTGTTGCAAAACACTTTTATGAACAAGGTAAGGCCGATGCTATGAAAAACAGCGTTGCTAAAGCCAAAAACGTTAATATGGATCCAAGACAAAATCATGGTAAAATTGAAACAGGAGGTTTAACATTTAAAGTGTTAGGTAGTGATTCTTCTAGCTTTAAGTTTAAAAATAAAAACAAATCATAAATTTAAAATTATTACAAAATGGCAATTACAAGTGCGAGCGGCATAGATGCTGCTCCAAGAAAACAAACGTTGGCCTCTAACTATGTAGACTTTACATCAAACGCTACTGAAGGATGGGCACAACAATACTTACCAGACCTTATGGAAAAAGAAGCTGAGGTTTACGGTAAAAGAACAATCGCAGGTTTCTTAGCTCAAGTTGGAGCTGAAGAAGCTTCTACTTCTGACCGAGTTATATGGTCAGAGCAAGGTAGATTACATTTGGCTTATACAGCTAAATATAAAGACGGTAACAACTCATACGTTATTGAAAACGATATTGACGGTAATACTGTTGGTGCAAATCATGGTATTAGAGTTGGTGATATGGTTATTATGTCTGTTGCTGGCGCAACTGCTAAAGGTTATGTTTCTGGTGTTGATCCTGATGGAGACGACGATGATGAGATTAGAGTATTATCTTATGGCGCTGCTAATATGGCTACTGCTTTAGGTTCTACTGCTACTACTTCTGAGTTAGTTAGAATATTAGTTATTGGTTCTGAATTTGAAAAAGGAACTGATGGTAGATCTGCTGCTAACTCTCCTAAATTTACGTCTCACTCTAACAAGCATATTATTATGAAAGACTACTACGAAGTGTCTGGATCTGATACTACGCAAATTGGTTGGATTGAAGTTGCTGGAGAAGAAGGTCAGTCAGGTTACTTATGGTACTTAAAAGCTGAAGGTGATACTAGAGCTCGTTTTACTGATTACTTAGAAATGACTATGTTAGAAGCTGAAACCGCTGTTGATGGTGCTGGTGCAATTGGTGGTACTGATGGTGGTGCTTTACAAGATGGTACGCAAGGTTTATTCCAAGCTATCACTACTAGAGGTCACCAAACTTCTGGTGTTACTGGTGTTAACGCTGCTACTGATTTAGCTGAGTTTGACGCTATATTAGCTGTATTCGACCAAAATGGTGCAATTGAAGAAAACATGATGTTTGTTGATAGATCAACTAGCTTGGCTATTGATGATATGTTAGCTTCAATGAATTCTTACGGAGCTGGTGGTACTTCTTACGGAGTATTTGACAACTCAGAAGATATGGCGCTTAACTTAGGTTTCTCTGGATTCCGAAGAGGTTCTTATGATTTCTACAAATCAGACTTTAAATACCTTAATGACAAAGGTACAAGAGGTGCTTTAAATGATACTGTAAATAACATTAGAGGTGTTGTTATACCTGCTGGTGTGTCTTCAGTTTATGATGAGCAACTAGGATCAAATATAAAACGTCCTTTCTTACATGTTAGATATAGAGCTTCACAAACTGATGATCGAAAATTAAAAACTTGGATCACTGGTTCTGTTGGTGCTACTACATCTGGTAAAGATGTAATGGAAGTTCACTATTTATCTGAAAGATGTTTAGTTACACAAGGAGCTAATAACTTCATGTTAATGAACTAGAACTATTTTTAAAAGACCGGGGCTTCGGCCTCGGCCTTTTATTTTATTAATTTTATTATATATTATATTATGGCAAAAAAACAAAAAACTGAAAAGGTAGAAGTGCCTGTTGTTGAAACACCAGTTGTTGAAACACCAAAACTTAAAGAAATAAAAATTAAAAAACCTGAATGGGAGATTAAAGATAGAATGTACTATTTAACAAAAGGTAGATCTCCTTTAACTTATTTAATAAGAGGAAGTGGTATACATTGGTTTGATGAAGAAAAAGGCTATGAAAGAGAGTTAAAATATACTTCTAATCAAAGAACCGTTTTTGTTGACGAAATGAAAGGTGAACAAAGATTAGAGCATATTATATTTCAAAATGGACAACTGTTTGTTCCTAAAAACAAAACTGTTTTACAGAAATTATTATCTTTATATCATCCACACAAAAATATACTTTTTGAAGAACATAAACCTGCTGAAATCGCTGCTAATGAAGTAGATATTTTAGAGTTAGAAGTAGATGCTTTAATGGCTGCTAGAGAAATGGATATTGATATGGCTGAAGCTATAATGCGTGTAGAGAAAGGCTCTGAAGTATCTAAGATGAGTTCTAAAGAACTTAAAAGAGATTTATTAATATTTGCTAAATCAAATCCTGTTTTGTTCTTAGAGTTAGCCTCTGATGAAAATGTTATGTTAAGAAATTTTGGTATTAGAGCTGTAGAAGCTAATATATTAAAACTACATAACCAAAGAGATTTTTTATGGGCTTCAACCGATAGAAAATTATTTACTGTTCCGTTTGAAGAACATCCATATACAGCTTTAGCCGCTTGGTTTAAAACTGACGAAGGTATGGAAATATATACAAATATTGAAAAAAGATTAAAATAATAATCACTTTGTAGATACAGTCGCTCTACGGAGCGATTGTAAACTACAAATTAAAAATAAATTATGGCTATAAATATAGACACGGTATACCAAAAAGTTTTGGTTTTAGCTAACAAAGAACAAAGAGGCTATATAACGCCTCAAGAGTTTAACTTACTTGCGGATCAAGCACAGCTAATTATATTTGAACAGTATTTTCACGATATTGATAGATATTTAGAGCTTCATGGTAGTAGTGGAGAGTATAGCGATAAAATAGATATTTTACACGAAAAAATAGCGCCATTTGAAAAGTTTAAAGTGGCGATGTCTGCTGTTAGTGGTAACGAGTTAACATTACCAACATCTACGGCTGTACACAAGTTAGGCACAGTATTTTATGCTGCTGGCACTTTTGACGTAGAAGTAGAGCGCGTTGAAAAAAATGAATTACACTATATGGAAAGAACTGCTTTAGCAGCGCCGACAGACGCTAGGCCTGTTTATGTTAGAAAAACAAACTCAATTATAAAGTTATTTCCTTCTTCCCCAACTGTTTCTTATAGCACATCAAATGTTACTTGTAACTATATAGCTAAACCATCTGCTCCAACTTGGGGCTATAAAGTTGTTAATAACGAAGCTTTACACGATTCAACAACGGCTACAGATTTTGAGTTACACCCATCAGAAGAAAGTGAATTAGTTTATAAAATATTAGAATTAGCTGGTATTGTTTTAAATAAACCAGGTTTAGTTCAAGTTGCTGCAAACGAAGATAATGAATTAATGATTAAAAAACAATAATAAATGGGATTAATAACGCAGACAGGACAACAGTATTACAGTACAGCATCACCAACACCATTTGGTGATTATCAGTTTACATCTTTAGAGCATATTATAAATCAATTTATTATTGCTTATGTAGGTGAAGATAAAATAATATCAAAAATTAAAAGAACAGACGTAGCGTTTCATGCGCAAAGAGCATTACAAGAATTATCTTTTGATACTTTTAAATCTACAAAATCTCAAGAAATTGTTGTGCCAGCTTCTTTAACTATGGTTTTACCACAAGATTATGTTAACTACGTTAAAATTATGTGGAGTGATTCAGCTGGCGTTGAACACGTTTTATATCCTGCCATTAAAACATCAAACCCATTACAAGTACAACAAGATGCAGATGGCACATATCAATTTGACGGCACGGCGTTAAGTGTTGACAATACATCGACTACAAACGAAAACTTTAAAACTTTAGCAGCTGCTGAAGACAATGATGATTATGACGATGATACTTTTTGGCCAGCAGAAGGCGAAAGATATGGTTTAGAACCTTCACACGCGCAAGCTAACGGATCATTTTTTATAGATGAACTTACTGGTAAAATACATTTTAGCTCTAATATTTCAGGAAAAACTGTGATATTAAAATACATAAGTGATAGTCTTGGTACAGACGCTGAAATGAAAGTACATAAGTTTGCAGAGCAAGCTATGTATAGCCATATTGCTTATGCAATAGTATCAACAAGAAATAATGTACAAGAGTATATTATACAAAGACTTAAAAAACAAAGATTTGCTGACACAAGAAAAGCAAAGCTAAGATTATCTAATATTAAATTAGAAGAAATTACTCAAATTTTAAGAGGTAAATCGAAACAAATAAAACACTAGTATATGCCAGAATTGAAGCGTAATTTTACCGGTGGTAGAATGAACAAGGATATTGATGAGCGAATGGTACCTAAAGGTGAGTACGTTGACGCTTTAAATATTGAAGTTAGAACTTCAGAAGGTTCTGATGTTGGCACAGTTCAAACTTTAAAAGGTAATACAGCTATAACTAATTTATTTAATAATGCAACTTGTGTTGGTACTGTAGCTAAAAACAGTACAAATAAAATATATTGGTTGGTTTCAGATTTAGGTAAAAACACAAACGCCAGCACAACGCTTAGCCAAGCAGAACAAGATTCAACTGGTACAGTTAGCGTTGTACACGATGTGTACTCTGATTACATTATGGAGTATGATGAAAACACCGGCGAGACAAACTATATAGTTGTTGAACATTATAAAGTTGAAACAACAATAACTAATGATAATAGTGGTACAGATGATTTTTTACGTGTAAGTAATCTTAGTAGCGCAACAACTGGAGATATAAGAAAAACAGGTATACAACCTGGTATGGATGTTTTTATAAATAATATGAAAACATCTATAATTAAAATAGAGGCAGATACCACTAGTACATATTACAGTTGGAAAGTGTATACAGAGCATATATATACTGATAGTGGTTACGCTGATTTGGCAAGTGTAAAAGCTGGTGACTCAGTAACTTTTGAGCTGCCTAGTAATAAAAGAGCTTTAGGCTTTTCTCATTTCGCAACAATAAAACCTAAAAAATTAATAACAGGTATAAATGTTATTGATGATCTTTTGTTTTTTACAGACGGCTTAACAGAGCCTAAAAAAATAAATATAGAAAGATGTAGATACGGTAGCCAACAAGGTCTTCCGGCTACATATCCTAATGGTACAAATATATATAATACGCTTTTATTTGTAAACGGCGCTCTGCCAGCTTCTAATAATGGTAGGGTAGGTAATTATGATTCTACTTCTTACGCTTCAGTAGGAAACGTTGTTATACCTTATTTACCATTAACATACAGAGAAACAACTGTAATTAAAAAGTCCCCAACAACTCCTTTAGTTTTAACAATGTCCAACTTTGAGACGCCATTTGATGAAGACGCTCTTGAAGATAGTATAATTTCTATAAATTCTATTGTTACTTTGTCTACTGGTAATTCTTCAGATTTTTTCTTTGATGCTAATGGCGCTTTATTAACACCAGGTGCTACAACGCCAAGTTTAACGTTTCCGCGTGTTATGGACTGGAAAGAAGGTAGTGTTGTTGAGTTTTACCCAGAAGACGATGATGCGGGTAGTAGAAATGACGTGCTAGCAACTTTAATAGTTGATACAATAACTAATAGTGGCCAAGACTTTACTTTTGAAGTACAGTCTATATCCCCAACAGTGGTTAAGCCTTTTACAGTGTATTATGCTAAGTTAAAACAAGGCGATCCTTTATTTGAACTTAAATTTCCTAGATTTTCTTATAGATATAAATATGAAGACGGTGAATACTCTGCTTTTGCACCTTTCTCAGAAGTAGCGTTTATACCAGAACGATTTGATTATTTACCTAAAAAAGGACATAACCTTGGTATGACAAATAATTTAAGGTATTTAGTTTTGTCTGGGTTTAAACCTAAAACAATGCCTGTAGATGTTGTTGAAATTGACATACTATATAAAGAGTCAAATTCACCAAATGTTTACACTATAGAAACCGTAAAATCACCAAGTGTTTATGTTGAGTCTTTAAATACGTTTAATCATAGAGGTGATCCCGGTTGGTTTGGAAAAATAAATTCAGAAGGTGCTTTAGCAGAAGCACCAAACACATTAAGCACTACAGAATATAAAATTGTTAACAGAGAGTTTTCAGGGCACTCACAAGTTATTTCAGGAACTACTTTTTATGCAATACATCAAGCTAGTAATCTTGATTTAGAGCCTACTAGAATAGGTGATAAAATAACATTTTTATCAGGCCAAACTCATGCCGCTTTTACTGGTGATCTTATAGTTTCTGGATTTAATTATATAGTTGTACCACCATCTTTTAGCGGTGGTGGTATTCTAGGTACTACAATTAATTCTGGTGGTCTTTATCTTGCGATATCTTTTACGGCAGGTGGCACAGCAGTAACAGATACAAATTCATCATGGTTATATAGTGGTAGTGATTTTTCAGTAAGTAGAACATTGGCTAGACGACCAGCTTTATATGTAGACGATCCACAAGGTTCTTTAAAAATAAAGACAGATATGATACATGCTACGCTGCCATCTAATCAGCTTTTAAGACCTTATGACAATGTCCCGGTATCAGCCTTAGCTCAAGAAATAACTGGTAATAGAATTGTATATGGTAATTATATTCAAAATTACGATTTAAAAGATTCTGTTCCAAAAATTTCAGTAAGAACTGGTAAAAGAAAAAATATACCAGACAATGTTCAGCACAATCCTTTAACAGAACTACGAGATCGTATTACTGGAGAAGTTATTAATTGGTATGACAATAGAAACCGTATAATTGAAACTCCCGCTATGCCAGAGCGATCTTTAAAATCTTTAAGAGATTATCAAGTTGGAATTGTATATATGGATGAATTTGGTAGACAGACACCTGTGTTAACTCATGAAGATGCAACGTTAAGAATACAAAAATATTTATCAGACAATTACAATGCTTTTCAGTTTAGAACTAGTAGTGCTGATAGCGCTAGTATAACCGTGGGTGCCACGCCTCCAGAGTGGGCAACTCATTACAAATACTATATAAAAGAAAACGCAAATGAGTATTATAACATGGCAATGGATCGTTTTTACGATGCCGAAGATGGAAACATTTGGTTATCTTTTCCTTCGTCTGAAAGAAATAAAGTAGATGAAGAAACATTTTTAATTCTTAAAAAAGAACATGAAAAAGATATAGCAGTTACAGAGGAATCAAAGTATAAAATTTTAGCTATAGCAAACGAAGCGCCACTTTTTATTAAAACAAAATTAGATTCACAAGGGCGTGTTTCAACTACGTTTGATTCTAGTGGAGAACCTAAATTTCAAGCAAACCATATTGATGTTCCAAACAGTTTGTTTGGCGCTGCTGCTGTTTTTGGAGACTTACCTTCTGGCGATAGGGTTTTAAGAATATCTAACGATCAATCTCAATCTAAACTATATGATATAGCAAGTATAACTGACGTGGGTAATAATTTTACTAGAATAACCGTTAGAAAAAACTTTGGCACAGATATGTCATTTACAACTACTGATGGTACTAATGCTGGCGCTTTAATTAGTACTAACTTTTTTTTAGAAATATCAACAAGAGAAATAAAAAATTTAGCAGAATTTGCAGGAAGGTTTTTTGTTAAAATATTAAGAGATGGATTAGTAGATAAGCATATTGTAAGTAAAACAACTCAAAAAACTTATACAACAAGCGCTGTATTATCTTTGGGTAGAATGAGTAATGTTAAAGCAGACAAAGTACATTGGGAGCAAGGTGCTCTTGGAGTACCACATAACAAGTGGTGGGTTACACAGGAAGAACCTATAGAAGAATATGGCTACTCTGGAGATCCACAAGTTGGGTCCATTTGGGATACTGGATATAATTATCCTAATTTAACAAAACCATGCAGAGATTTTTTCCGGCCAAATATGCATAATAAACCTCGTTCAGTTGATATGCTTATAACTCATGGTGCTGAAAATTACGGTAAAGATCCTTACTATATAACTAGAGATAATAATTCTTTTGGCGCCGAAGCAGATGATTTAGCACACGCTAAAAGAATGAGAACTCCTGGTCAATTATTTAGATGGAAAGGTGATACCACTATTTATAGAGTAACAGATATAGGTAGAGAAAGACCATTTAGAAATTACAAAAGCTCTTATCCTAATAACCGAGCTGAAATTGGAGAAATGGCAAACCATAGTATTGCTATAACAATGAATTTTGAACCTGCTCTTGGTGATGTGAATGGCATAAAAAGTATTTCAGGTCAATTTACCGGTTTAGATGCCGCTGGAAATACTCCAACTGGATATGATCCTAGATTAGGTGATAAAGAAGTGGCAAATACTGGTAATACTTTTGGTACTGACGGTGGTCAGAACTGGGAGCAAGTACAAGGTTTTAACGGAACAAATCCCGCTAAAGCCAAATTTAATCGAGATCAAGAAAGAACAATAGAATGGTTAGAAGAACTGGTTGTTGATGAGACTTTTACTAGTGATAACCCTGCTATATGGGAGACAGAGCCAAAAGAAAATATAGATCTTGATATATACAACGAAGCTAGCGAAGCAATTCCAATTAGCCTTGAGTGGAACTCTTATAACAATAAATTTATTAAATATACAAATTTTAACTCTTGGAACGCAGTTAAGTATTATAATTGTTTTTCTTTTGCAAATGGAGTAGAATCTAATAGATTAAGAGATGACTTTAACGCAATTACAATTGATAAAGGCCCAAGAGTTTCCACGGTATTAGCACAGCAATACAAACAAGAAAACAGAAAGTCAGGCTTAATATATTCTGGTATATATAACAATCCCGCTGGTATTAATAATTTAAATCAATTTATTCAAGCTGAAAAAATAACAAAAGATTTAAGTCCTACCTATGGCAGTATACAAAAGCTACATGCAAAAGACACTAACCTAAGTGTGTTGTGTGAAGATAGAATACTACGTATACTAGCAGATAAAGACGCGTTGTTTAATGCTGATGGAAATACAAATATAACTGCTACAGATAGATTTTTAGGACAAGCAATGCCTTATTCTGGTGATTTTGGTATATCAACAAATCCAGAATCATTTGCTTCAGATAAATATAGATCTTATTTTACAGATAAACAAAGAGGCGCGGTGCTTAGATTATCTAAAGATGGTTTAACGCCTATATCAGATATTGGTATGGCTGACTATTTTAAAGATACTTTAGCTTCTTCAAATATAGCTTTATCAGGTAGTTATGATGATACTAAAAAATTATACAGCTTAACATTAAAAGAAGGTAACGCTGGAACCGCTATAGATTACACTGAAACAACAGCTAGCTTTAGTGAAAGCTCAAAAGGTTGGACTACATTTCAGTCTTATCTACAAGAAACCGGTGTTAGTTTAAACAATAAATACTTTACGTTTAAGGCAGGTGATATTTATCAACACTATAATAACGAAACGAGAAACAAGTTTTATGGCGTAGATTACGATTCTACTATATGCGTTACTTTCAATGATATACCTAGTTCTATTAAAAACTTTGGCTCATTAAGCTATGAAGGTAGTCAAGCTAGAATAGTGGCTAATACTACTGATCAAGAGTATTATAATCAAGTTGCTGTTGATGGTTGGTACGCAGAGTCTATTACTACAGATTTAGAAACTGGTTTTATACCTGAGTTTAAAGAAAAAGAAGGTAAATGGTTTAATTATATACGTGGAAACAAAGATAACACTTTAGCAAACTTAGATGTTAGACAGTTTTCAACACAAGGAATTGGTACGCCTTCAGCTGTTGAAACACCAGCTGCTCTTGTTAATCCATTTACATTAACAATTAAAGATACTGGAGACACTGATTAATTTAAATAAATATGGCAAATCAATACACAATAACCACTAGTAGTACTACAGAGTTTCAAGGAGACAGCATAGCGGCTGGAACTTTGGCAGCTTCATATACGCTAACTATAACGCCTGATACAGGCAGGGTAATACAAGCTAGTGATTTTAGTATAGGCACTACTTTGCCAATTGAAGTGGCTAGTGTATCTTTTGCTGATACAGGTACTGCTTTAACTCCAGCTAATACGGTTACAGCTAGTGTTGTTTTAGCGCAGTGGTACGTAATGCCTGCTGCTAATACTCAAATTGATATTGATATAGACGGCACTACACATCCTTATCAACCAACTTTAAACTTTACATTGGTAAACAATACAGCGTTAAATATTACTCAACTTATAACAGCTACTAATAAAACAACTACAACAACTGGCTCTTTAATTAAAAACGTTTGTTTTTTACCAATACAAGAAAAGAAAAAAACTCTAGTTGCAGAATATAAAGCCACAGCAGCAGCAGGTCATTATATACAGTCTAGACCTACTTTCACTACTGCTTCTAAAGACTCTTCTAGGTGGTCTATAGAGTACGCAGCAGAAACTTTTAATAGCAATAATTTTTTAACAGAAGTTACTGTTGAGCTTTATTATAACATGGGCAGTGAAGATGTATCTTTGTCTAACGGAGAGGTTGTAACTTTTTCTACACCAACCGCGGTAGCAGATAGAGTAGGTTATAATTCAATTTTTTCTATAGAATATTCTGGTTATAAAAACGAATCTATATTAGATAGTAACGATAGATCTTTAGATTTAATAGTAAAAGGCACTACAAACTCTACATATGAAGTTAAAATAGAAGATCAACTTGGTTTAACGTATGATTTTGATGAAGAAAAGTTTACTAGAACTACAACTACGTTGGCTAATCAAACAATAGAATCTACTACTAGATCTGGTTTTAACACGCATAGAATAGCATTACAAGAAAGATTTCCTGCCACTGCTTTATTTGACAGTAGTGATTTTAGAAAACTTTACACTACAACTGTAACGCCAACAGGTACTACCAAAACGTCTTTTGATGGTACTAGCGTAGAACCTTTAACAACAAAATTAAATTGGTTTGGACAGGTAGATTATACTTTGCAAGTTGCAACCGGTACTAACGGCGTGAACGTGGCTTATCCTATTATAAAATCATTTAGTAATAAAGAGCCATTAAGTAATTTTGCAATTACTAGCACGGAAGATGTTGAATCTAACCCAGGTTATTTTAGTTCTTCACAAACTTTAAGTTACACCGTTACGGGCGTAGTGTCTTCTCACTCACATCCAGGTACTAATGTTACTTTAGTAGTTGCACATGCGAGTTTAAAATTGCAAGTTGGCGACACTGTTACTGGCACGGGTATTCCCGCTGCAACAACTATAACGTCTTTTCCTGGTGATACTGTTATTGCGTTAAGCGCAACATCTACAGAAACTATTTCTGGTACTTTAACTTTTGTAAGAAACGTAAGTATATCTAGACAACCAGTAGTTAGTGATATTGTTTTCGCAGCACCATTAACCACAACTGAAGATGTTTCTTATGGAGCTCGTTATTTAGTTTTTGAATCTACATCTAACTCTAAGTTTTTAAAGTTAATAGGTGAAAAAGAATTAGCAACTGATAGTGGTATAACTAACATAGTAGATGGTATGTTGGTTCAAGGTGAAAATATAATTGGATATCCAACTGTATCTTCTTTTACCGCTGACGGCGATGTGGTTTTATCAACAGAACAAACGCTTTCCGCCGGAGACGTTTTAGAGTTTACTGTTTCTGGTAGTAAACTAAGGATTGAAGAGTTGAGTGTTACAAACCCAGGTACATCAACTTGTGCTCTAAATATAAAAGGTTATGTTGAAAGGGTTGGTATTCAAAATGTTACAGCGAATTTATTGCTAGCAAACTTTATAACAGCTTACACAGCACCAGTCGCAGTCGCTCTTACAGCAGAGTGCCAAGCTGGTGATAGTATTGTAATAAGACCTCTTGATTCAATAACTACAGGCAACACTAGTAACTTAACGGTATCAACAGCTGGTAAAGGTGGTTTATCTACTGGATTTGTTAGTATTGGATCTGACAAACGGTCTATTATATATCAATCAGCTGCTGATGGTGTTGGAGGTACATCAGCCACAACAGATACAATTACCTACGAAATAAGTGACGGTATAAACGCGAGTTCTGCCGCTAATATAGTAGTAACATTAATCCCATAATTATGCCAACATTAACATTAACATTTACAAAACCAATAAACGCATCGGTACAGGCCTCTTCTACAGATGGTGATATGATACTTTATTGTAACCCAACCGCATCTGGTAATTTTTCATCGGCAGCACAATCAGATGTTATATTACTAGGCAAATGTCTTACTATAGCCTCTGATAGATTATCTATGACAGTTGATTATGACGCTAACACTGCAGTGCCAACTACTGATAGTTTTATATTGTTTAGTAAAGATAAGTATAGTAATCCAAGTGGTTTGTTAGGTTACTTTGCTAAAACATGCTTTAGAAACACGTCAAAGACTGAAGCTGAGTTGTTTGCTATCAATGCTGATGTTTTTGAAAGTAGTAAATAGTCGCAAAAAAGTGTGATTATTTAACTATAATTAAATTAAATATGAATAAAGATATAAAGTTATCTACACGAAAGAAAATCTTAGATTTTCAATCGATGTTAATCAGCAATGCTGATGAAGAAAATATTGTTACACACCAAGATTCAAAACACTTTCCGTTAAAACATACTTTTGCAGACGGAATATATGTTAGACAAATGTCTATGAAACCGGGATCAATTGTTGTTGGAGCAATACATAAACACTTACATGTTTGGTTTTTATTAACCGGACATATTTCAGTTGTTACAGAAGATGCTACAGAAGATTACGTAGCGCCTTGTTATGTAGTAGCAACACCAGGAACAAAAAGAGTTATATACGCAAATAAAGAAAGTATATTTGTAAATATACATAAAAACCCTACAAATTCTCAAGATATAAAGTGGTTAGAAAAAGAAATTGTAGCAACAAGCATAGAAGAATATGAAGAATACATTAATAAAAACAAATAGATTATGGCATTTTTAATAGCAGGAGCGGCTATAGCTGGAACAGCAGGTTTCGCTAAACTTGGCATGGCTGTTAGTGGTCGTAGAAAAAGAATAGCAGAGCAAGAAAAAGCTAATAAAGAAAACGAAAGAATGATGGCGCAGTATAGAGCTTTAGACACTAGTAATCCTTACGCTAACATGCAAAATACTATGGAAGACTTAACTGTAAATCAACAACAAGCACAGTTTCAAGCGCAACAAGGTGCACAGCAAAGAGCAAACATTATGCAAAATATGCAGGCTGCGGCAGGTGGTAGTGGTATAGCGGCTTTAGCGCAGCTCATGGCCAACCAAGGTCAATTAGCGATGCAACAAGCTAGTGCGTCTATAGGTATGCAAGAACAACGAAACCAAATGGCAGCGGCACAACAAGCGGCGAATATACAAATGCAAGAAAGAGCTGGTGAAGCAAGAAGCCAAGATTTAGAAGCGCAAAAAACCGCAACACTACTCGGTATGTCACAGCAAAGAGTAGCAGCGGCAAACCAAGCTAGAGCAGAGGCTAAAGCAGCACAAATGAGTGCTATTGGTGATATCGGTGCCGTCGGCTTACAAATGATGAAAAGTAGTGGTGGTAAAAAGAAAACTGAAGATCCTAATCAAGAAGATCCTAATCAAGAAACTATTAACAATACAGACAATAACATAGGGCAAGATGATCTACCAAAAAACGCGAATACGTCTCAAGGGACGGCAGTTTAAAACAAATAAAATATGGCAAATAGAGCAGCAGACACAACACTAATTAGAGGCGCAAGAGAAGCGTATAGAAACCTTGATAATGTCCCTGGCATTTATGCTGGGCTTGATAAAATCGGTCAAGCTGGTATTGAAATGATGGAAATAGCGCGTGTAAAAAAAGAAAAAGCTGAAGCGGAAAAACGAGATAAAATAAAAAGGTTTGACGCTGTAAGCGCTGACGTGCTAAAAAGATCTGGATCTTTTAAATCAGCAAAAGATCGTAATTTATCTTTTGATATTGTATCAGGTATAAAAAAAGATTATTTAGCCGCTGATAACGATAAAGATAAAGCAGGGGCTTTAATAGCACTTCAAAACGAAGTAGACTATATTAATGGTCTTGTTGACTTTAAAGCTAAAGCAGTTAGTAGCAACATTTCAAAAGCTATGCACCCAAGAGAAGGTGGTAATACAGGTAAGAATCTTGAAATTATAACATCTTTTCAAAATGAAGAATATGATGTTAGTATAGTAAATGGCGAAAGGGTTTTTACCGGTAAATTGGCTAATGGTGATACATACTCTTTAACTAAAGCACAGTTAGAAGATATAGTAATATTTAAAAACCCAGCGTATGCAAACGCTTATAATAAAGTTTTTGAACAAGAGCATGACGCCTTTAGGTTTAGCGAAAATAATGTTAGACATAAAGTAAGTCAAAGTTTACCGCTTCAAGGTGAATACAATGATCTTTACGCTTTTGTTAATGACCCAATTAGAGACAATCAAGATTTTTATCAAATGTTAAGTGAAGATACAGGCTTAGACAGAGAAATTAAAGCAGGGTTTAAAAAAAATGAATATGTAGATACAAATACCGATGGCGTTGTAGATCCTACAGAATTAGCGGCTTTTAAACTTGCTGTAATAGACCCTAACTCTCCAGTTTGGAAAGGTGATAAAGCAAAGTGGGAAGAATACTGTAGACGTATAGTTATTGATAAACTTACAAACGGAATTATAAACGAAAACAAAAAGCTGTACCCAGAGCGTTATAAAACAGAACAAAAAGAAAAACAAGAAAAACAAGAAAACGCAAACTATCCACCTGCTGGCGCAACTCTTACCACTCTTAATGGTACAGAATTACTAGTAGATGGAATATTACCTAGAGCTGTAGATGATATAACAAACGTTGAAAACGTGCAAGACGGTCAATTTTATGAGTCTGGCGGCAAAATATATGAAGCCAACGAAAAACTTGAGTTAATAGAATTAAAGATAACAGAACCTACCGCAGGTGGCGCTGACAATTTAACATAATAATATGAGTCAAAATTTATATAATTTTTTAGTTGAAAAAGGAGATTACACAAAGTCTTATGAAGATTTTGTGTCACAATTTTCTACACCATCATCGCAAGACTCTTTATATAATTTTATGAGTCAAAAAGGTGATTACACTAAAAATAATAATGATTTTAAAAATCAATTTTTTAACCAGTCTACAGATTACAATGTGGCTGGCAATAATATTTCTATTTCGCAGCAAGAAATGGATGAAATTATATTGCAAGCAAATGCAGATCCTATTGAAAAAATAAAAAAAGGAGAGATAGAGCAAAAGCAATTTAACCCATATGCTAAAGGTTATGGCGCTTATGTGGCACCTAGAAAAGAAATAAAATATCAATCTTATGTTTTTGATGAGTTTTTAAATGAAGATCAAAGCAATGTTGAACAAGCTAAACAACAGTGGATATCAAAAAAAAGAAAAGAGTTATTACAAAGTAAACTAGAAGAGCAGTTAGAAGATTTAGAAGACGAAATAATACCTTGGTATTCTATAAGAGGTA